TCAGTTCTTACATTCGCTCCAGAAGCATTTTCAATAGTGTAATTAGTTACGTCAGCCACAATTAAATACTATTTTTCTCCATGTTAACCTCCTTTGCCGAAACCAACAGCACTGTAGGTAAAGTTCCTATCAATACTAGCATTACTTGAGTTTTTAAAGTGAACTGTAAAGCCAGTTCCAGATACATTAGTTAGTTCAAAATAATCTCCTGATGCCATATTCTGTGCTGATATAGTTACGGCTGGTAAAAAACTATTTAAATTGCCAAGTGCAGACGTTCCAACAAAAAATGGTGCTGTAAATGTAACCGCTTTTGCTGCTGCTCCTGATGCTATTACAGATGATTGTTCTGTTCTTGATTGCATTGTTGCTGTATATCCTGCTTGTTGCAGATTCATATTCTGTGCAGTGTCACTTGTTTCTAATGTAATCCTAAATTGAAACCCTCTAGCTCTAAAAGTACCATTAGCAAAATCATTGAAATCTGTATAAGTAGGTGATCCGCTTGGATTATCTGTTGTGGTTCGGACAGCTATTTTTGCATTAGCTTCATTAGCAACTGATCCGTCAAAATCTGTCCAAGTATCTATGTTTTCTGTTCTGTTATCAAATTCATCTCCAACATAAAAACCTTCTCCTTGGAAATGTCGTTTTAATGTAAGAGAAAAGGTATTTCCAAGATCAAGAGTATCTACAAAATCATAAGTACCTGTAGCATTTGCAGTTGGATCTATAAGTTTTAAACCTCCAAGCGTACTGTCATATACAACATTTGACTTGGCTCCGTTATAGGGAGTTCCATCTGTATCTTCTCTGTCGGTTTCTACAACAACAGAATCTAAAAGGTTAACAAGTGAAAGAGTTGTTTTTGCTTCAACAGCACTAAATCTACCTCCATCATCTTGAAATTTTAAAAGGTAAGTTCCTGGAAGAGCAGGAGCTATAACTTCTGTTGCATTACCAGCTACAGCTTCAATTATATCTTGAGAAGATTGGAAGGTAGCATTATTTCCAGTTTGATTAGAATGTCTAACATACACTCGGCCACCATGAAGAACGTCTATAGCAGTGGCTTGTCGAAAACGTAATCTTACAAACTGTTCATTTACAGGCTCAATAGTTAAATTCTGCACATTACCAGGAATAGCAGTTTTACCTTTAGCTGTGAATGTAGTTTCAGTTGGATTTGCAGATATTTCCCCTAATGCGTTATAAGAAAATACTTGAATCGTATAAGTCGCTTTTACAGTATCTAAAAGTTCAAAATCACTACTAAATACAACTTGAGAAACATAATTACCATTTGATATTCTATAATTAACAAGATATTGAGTAACACCGACTACTGGTTGCCAATCAACAATAAGTTTACTTCTAGCAATACTATTTATAACAACTGTTTGTTCTGAAACTGTTAATGCACTTGGAGGACTAGCTGGTTGATTTAATATAGATATAGTTCTTGTAGGTAATGCAGTATTATTTTCAATAAACGCATATTTGCCTTCAACATAGGACAAGGCTGTAATTACATAATTAATATCATCTTGTTCTTCAACTTGAATTACCCTAAATAATTGAGTTTGTAATGTTGTACTAGATATTAAATAAGGAGAATTTACATTTGGTACGGAAGAAAAAGCAGAAGCGGTTGTTCCATCGGGCTTTGTAACACTATTAACTGTAAGAACTGCACCTGTAAAATCGGATATTGAACCTACTTCAACTGTTCCATCAGATAAGATTACACTGATAGTTGGGTTGTCATTTAAAGCTGGTAAGCCTGTTTGTTCTCTTGCATCAATAGTGACACTAGTAGTTGTTGCAGATACAACTCGGCCACCTCTTCTTGCTCCTGCCCTTACTGGATCGTTTATCTCAATGACAGAACCAGGTCTGACAACAATTCCTGCATCTATCGAGGTTGAAAATGTGACTGTTTCACTTTCATTTTGTTCAGCGAAGAGAATTGCACGGCCCAATCTAGCAGCTTGATTACGGGAAGTACAAGCAAATGCTTTTACCTGTTTTACTATCGTTCCAAGTTTTGATATTGCTGTTGCATCTTCTACTACCTCAAAGTCAACTTCTTTTGAGTCCATGTTAAAGTAACTTACAGAAACAACAGAATGACGTTGTTTTAAGCTACTGCCTTGATATGCAAATCCCTCTAAGCCGACATTAGCTAAGTTAAATAAATAACTTGCTGTTGTTGGCTTATCCTGAGATATGGTTACAGAACCAGCAGACCATATTGGCATACACCTCATAACACCAGCTAAATCATTTATTGCTGCAAATGCTTCCTTTGGACTTTGAATATTTACGTTGCAACTAAATCTAGCTTCTTTTGCACCCGATCCTGTTCCATCGTCTACTTCTTCGTTTGCAAACTTACTGGCAGCTACAAAACTAAATAAATCTAAATTACTGTCTGTAACATGATCTCCTAGCCCATAACGAGTATTAGTAAGTAAGTCTAGTAAACACATCGCAGGGCAATTTGTATAAACAGCCGCACCCATAACACCATTAAATATGTAACCATTTGGATAAACAATTCTACCTGTAGCATTATCCACAGTTGGAGTACCAGAACTAGATGCACCTGCTCCTGGAATTCTTACCTTCACGCCTCTGATACGATATTTTCTTGTGGGGATACGATTAAACTGTTTACTGTCTAAACGAAGAGCAACGTAAGCACTGTTGGCATAGGCTGAACTGTTATCTATGACTTCTTGTAGGCTGGTAAATTGAAAAGCATTTACTCTTGTTGCATCTGTGCTATCTGCTGTGACTCGAACCACTCTAACGTCAACGGGAAAAGCACCCGTAACATTTATTCTGTGATCTCTAGCATAAGCATCTGCTGTTCTACCGCTAACAGAAGTGCTTATGACATCTGTAAATCCACCAGAATTGTATTGAACCTGTATTTTGTAAGCTACTGTATCTCCTCTAATGTCGCCATCATCTTCTGCTACCTGTATCTGAGGCCAAGTTAAAGTGACAATAATTGCATCTACATCTGTATTAGTAACTTGTCTGGTAACAGGAGCAGATGTAGTTACAACAACGCCAACACCAGTAGGTGATCTGCTTTCAGCAGGAATACCACTCATTGCAGTTTGGTTTGACGTTCCAAACTTAGATTTAAAGGTTACATCTTGAAAATTAAAATCAGTATCAGCAGGACTAGCACTTGTAGCCGTTGAATTTAATATTGGAGTGTCATCAAGAAATACGTCTTTTAAACTCGCGTTATCATAGGCAGTCGTACCTTTTGTTAAACCTTCTTTTGATGCACTAGCAAACCCTTCTATTTCTCCTTCAGATATTAAATCTTGAACTGTAGCAAAACTTCTACTATGTAAAGTATCAGGAGCACGATAAGGAGGTGGAGGTGGTTTAGGTGGACCTCCACCAGCACCTTTAATAATTTTAATTTCGTCTGTCATGCTTCCACCTGATTAGTGTCAATCGCTGCACTTATTACAACACTTCCTGTAATTATTTCACCATAAACTATTGGAACGGGAGTTCCTGCTCTTGATGTATTTTGTACTCCACTAAAGTTAAAAGATAATTGTGGATCTTCTTCTGAGTTAAATTTTTGGGGTTCTGGTAAGGGAAATAACATATCACTTACACCTGATAAAACTAATGCTGCACCAATTCCTAAAGCAGCTTTTGTTAGTGGCATTGCTGCTGCTAGAGATCCTGGTGCAACTATAGGACTAAAGAACGATCCCATAGTTAAAGGAGTAAATAAGAAAGCACCTCCAATTAAAGCAGCACCCAATAATACTTTTCCCATACCTCTACCAGCACCGCTAATAGCTGGAATAAAATGTATATCTTCTTGTCCTACAGGATACGATAATTCACTTTCGTCAATATCATAATTACCAACCTTTACCTGATAATACTTCGGGCCCATAAAACGCTCTACTTCTGGAAAATTGTGTATTAAAAAACTTACTGCCTGTGAAACACTATTTACTTTTATCTCGAACTCTTTATGTCCGATAAATTCTGCTAATTGTCCGTATAGCTTTAACTTACGAAGCATAGCGATACCTCTTTCCTGTACATTTTAACAGCCATTCAGAGTAAGGCTCTCTACAAGATAGTCTATCGGTTAAATGGTGAATAACATCTCCTTCAAAAAATAATGCTACATGATTTAAAGTTGGGTGCAAAATGCTCATAAGTAAAACATCTCCATCTTGTAACTTTTCATCAGGTCTAAGCTCTCTAAAATTAGTCCGCCAAGCACAATCCTCAAACAGAGGTTTGTTATTAAACTCTTCTAATGTTGTTGGTCTTTCCCAATCTCTAAGTTCGATATTTCTTTCTTCTTTATACCAATCTCTTACTAAACTCCAACAATCAGTTATACCCCAAACCCATTGACGACCCAATAAAGGTGGCTTGTATCCACATGGTTCTAAATATGCCCATTGTTCTGTTTTTGGATTAACAATATACCAAGGTAAATTACTATCTTCACAGCTAATTTTATCTGCCTGACTAGGATTTGGTGGAGTGATGGGGTGACTATGAACAACACCAACTATTTCGCCTGTATTGTCAGCCTTTACATAATCTTCTGGGTCGATGATAAAACATTGATGATCTGTCATTGAAAGATTACGACAGGGATAATATCTTTCCTTCCCTTTTATATTTAGTAGTAAACCGCAAGACTCTTTCGGATCTTCCCGTTGAGCATGAAGTAGTGCTTTATATTTCCAAGTCATTGAACAAACGTACCAATAGAAGGAAATATGGATCGAGTGCATTGTCTTTTTGGGATTCTAACTCCTGCTAAATCTGTAGGAGCAGCAAGTTCAAATTCAACAATTTCTCTAGTTTCTGTTGATTTACGATCTATTGCGTACACTTCTTGAGGAAACTCAGCAGTCGGATCAGCAGTTGCATTTGTTCCGTCAGCAAAATTAACGGCATCAATAAATTTAGCTAATGTTCTGATCCTAGTAACGGTAGCTCCTGTTAAATCATTACCAGTTGTTGTTTCGTTTACAGATAACAATATTGATGAAATTAATCCTGTTGCGTTACTGATACTTATTTTTGGTCTAGGTAACTGTCCTTTTTGAAAAGCAAAACCTGATGCTTGTATGGGAAATCTAAGATACTCATTCGTGGCCCAAACTATTTTGCCATTTGCATTAAGATTACTTCCAGCATGAAATCTATAAATGGTATTAGCACCATGTAATGCAGTAGATAATTGAAGAGTAAATAATTCTATAATTGCTGATGGGTTTATGTCTTGTAGACTGCTAAATACTGATGCGTTTACTGACATTATGATGCTGGTTCAAATACTTGCCTGAAAGTAGCTTGAATTGTAGCTCTATTATTATATGGTATTGATTTGCTCCAGCTTTCGCAAACAAATTGAGAAGATGAACTTTCTCCTGGAGGAGTAAAAGTAAAGCTATCACTATCATTCGCTCTAGCATCTAAAAATGTTTCTATAGTATCCGCATCTGTTTCTGAAACTTCAAAAGTAAAGTTAAATATTTTAGGATTTTGATGCTGTGCAAGTCCAAATAATATGCGATGTTCGTAGCCATCAGCAAAACGTACTGTTCTTGTATTTGGTGCGGATCTTTTCTGTTGGCCGTATCTGGGTTTTATTGAGGGAAACGTAGCCATTATGCAAGTAATCCTCCTGGTCTTTTTTGCTGTATTAATTCAGATTGTACTGCAACTGATATAAGACGACCAAGCTCTCTGCTTTGTTGTTCATCACCTTCAACAGAAGAACCAGAGGCATCTACGTTGACTACCACAGTTGTTGAGCCTCCCCCGATCCCAGCTAAATCATGGTTCGGAATAATATTTCCTGATTGATTCGGAACAAATAGTTCTGGTCCACGTTCTCCTACCATGTATGGATTTCTCCTTCCTACAGGACCACCGTTTGCTGCATACATAACAGTACCTTGTATATCATTCATAGGTGTAGTACTGAAGTTAAACATATTTCCGAACAAACCCAAAATACTTCTTTGGAGTTGGGTAGCTGCCAGTTGTGCAGCAGTGTCTATAAAGAAATCAGCTATTCTATTGAGCATATTTCTGAACGCATCTTGCACAGTCATTGTTCCATAAACAATTCCCTTAAATGATTCAGCAAAAGACTCTCCCATTGCTTTAGACAACTTAACTGCTTGCTTAGACATATCATTTAAGTCCTTCATTTGCTTATTCAATTCATTCATACGACTTATCGCTGGATCGGCAGCATTTAATCTGTTTAGTGTTATCTGCTCTTCTAAATCTTTCTGTAATCTTAGATTGGTCAGAGTTTGTTCTGCTCTTTCTAACTCTGCTTTACTTCCACTTTCTCTTACAGCTTCTACTTCAGCTATCTGTTTTTCTATTGCAAAGTCTAACTTATTTAATTTATTTCGTTGCTCTAACACTATTAATTCTTCTTCAGAACCTTCAAATCTTGCTTTTTCTATTTCTAACTGTGCTCTAAGGTCTACCTCGTTTTCTTTAAGTATTTTTTTCTGTAACTCAGCTAATTTGACAGTTGCGTCAAAGTTCTTTACCTGATCTTTTAGTATTCCTAAATCTAACTTTCCTGCTGATATTTCTCCACCTAATCTTCTAAATTCAGCTTGTACTGTTCCTAATTCTCCGCTTGCTGCAAGTTCTCTTTGCTCTTCTTTAGTATCAAATTTTGCTCTTAATTCATTTCTCTTTCTTAGATTTTCCTGTAAGGAAGTTTCTAGATCGGTTATTTTTGCTATGGCATTTTCACGTTCAGTTATAGTCCTATCTATAGTGTCTGCTAAACTTTCACCTTCTGCTGCTGTACCTCCTCCACCTAGTACAAAATTAAGCATTTTCATAAATCCAGTTAACGGACCTGATGCTAATATTGCTAGTTCTGTTCCTAACTTAGTTGTTACTCTAGCAAACTCTTTAAATGCCTTGTTCATTTCTTCAAGACTATTTGCACCGCCAGCACCAAACTGCGTACCAAATCTAGCCCTGGCAAATTGTCCTGCTGAAGCTGTAAGTCCTGCTGACTGAAGTATTTGTACAGAAGTAATAATATTTTTATCGAATTTAGATAGCGATTCAGTTAATTTATCTATGTTGTTCGCTGGATCGGCTAACGCACCACCTAATTCATTTATGCCATTAACTACATTAGTTATAGTTTGAATGATAGCTGTACCGACAATACCTCCTGCAAATCCACCCATCTGTCCACCTACAGCAGCACCGATTCCACCACCTAACGCACCGCCGATAGCGGTTACTGGTCCTTGTCCAAATAGTAAAGGAAAACCACCACTTATCAGTGCACTCTGGAAGATAGCACCGCCTCCGCCTCTTCCACCTGTAGTAGGAGCATTGGCAGCAGCTATAGCTCTTGAGCGTCTTGTATTTATTCTTTCCTGTTCTCGTAATATAGCTAATTTATTATTTTCTTTTCTGATACCGTTTGTAAGTTCTCTGTTTAGTCTTTTTACTATTCCAAACTCTCTCCTTCTTTGTGCGTCTGTAAGTTTACCTAATTTATTTCTTAACTTTGAAATATCTACTCCCCTTAACTCAAGCATATTTAAGTCATGTGCAATTTTTAGACGAGTTGTCTGTTGTATAAATTTAGTGTCAATATTCATAGCAGCCTGACCAGCACCTTTTGTAGCTTTATGAGGACCCATCAAACCAGGATGTGAAACCACGGTAGTACTGGCGGCTTTAAGTTTTACGTCACCAGCTTTTTTGGTTAGGGAAACTACTTTTTGCAGTCCTTTTATTTCATCGGCAACTAATTTGTTTGAAGCTCTTGCTGTTTCTAATCTTCCTTTAGCTGTATGTCTTGCTGCATTAGATAGCTGTAATTTTTCCTTATCTACGTTTAAACCTTCTTTTTCTAATTTTCTTAACTGTTCGCCTAACCTTCTGGTTATTTTCATTGTGGCGAATTTTCTATCGTCTAAAGCAAGTTGCTGCTTTTTGAGCATTACTGCTTTAGATTCAATTCTTAATGGAGTATTGAGCTTTCTTCTAAGAACATTTACACGTTTTTCCAGCTTTCCAAGCTGATCTATCGCTGGTTTAGTATTTAGCTTTATATTTACACTGTAATTCGAGGCAGCCACTTACTAAAAATTACTAGATAACACAAGTTTAGCGTATCTTACGATTCTGAGCTTGTCTTTTTGCTTTTTCGTGTGCCTTTTCTTCTCTTTCTGCCTGTATTCTAAAGTATGCGTTCCAAGCAAACAGTTCTTGGGTAGATATTTTCTGTCGGAGTTCTTTATGGGTATAACCTAGTTTTTCAGCAATAAAAAACTGAAGAAACATAAAGTTGTCTTTTTCTAGTCTAGCTTTTTACGGCATCAGGGCTTTCCTCCTCGCCCATGCTTTGCATCTTAGTCATTAGATCAAGTAAGACAGATAACGGAATCTCTCTTCTTAAAACTGGTATGTCTCCTGCGGTAAAGAGTTTTGCACCTGTCTCATCTTCTGCTTTTGTAATAATAACCTGTAAAGCAAAATCAAGATTACCCTCTTCCTGACCCTTGTTCATAGCTGATAGTGTATTGTTTATTGTGTCTCTGTCAGCTATTGTAAGAGGCGACCAAAATACTTTTAAGATAAGTTCTTTTCCCTTAAAAATAGAGTAACTACTACGTTCTTCAATACTAAAAGCTTGCTTTAGTTTGTCGATTGCTCTTGGTGTTGGCATAAAAAATTATATCTATTCTTGTAGTATAGCTTATTACTAATAATCAGCACCAAAACTTATATTTTTGGCTTTGAATGTTTCAGCTAATGCTAATGCTATAGCATCATTGTACTGTTGATTTCCCATATAAATTTTATACCAATCTGGATTTTTACTTGGTGGAGTTATTGCATCAACTATCTGTTCATGTTCAGAATAAGTTACTCCATTTGGCTCGCCTACTGGTGCAGTAGCTCCTGGGTTATTAACAGCGAAACCAGCGTATTCAGCTTCATTACCTACATACATATCTTTCTCTAAGGGTACTTTTTTGGGTCGTTTTCTTTTTGGTAGTCGTCTGGTAGTTCTTATCTGATCGTATGCACTACCTGAAAAATCAGGGTCAGACATTACTTCAAGTAATGAGGCATCATAACCTTCTATCTTGCCTTCATCTATTTTTTCCCTTTTCTTAGACTTCACTACTGGCTCCACTGGAGTTTCGCTTATCTTCCAACTTGTAGCAAAATGCCCTGTCCACCAAGGACCAGCAGCTTGTAGATCTTGAACCATTGCAGAGGCTACCTTACCTCTGAGTCTTATCATGTCTTGCTCTAAATCTTTAGAAAGCTGTGAGATGTCTTTATTAGGCATTGGCGGTAAAACTGCAACTGACTACAGATAGAAAGTGACTTTCTCTTTCTGTGCTTATAGAGGTTGGTCCAGCTATCTGGGAAACACGGGGAGAAACAGAAAAAGTATCAGTATATGTGGATAAATTTACTGAAGTTAGTCCATCTATTACCGATTCAGCTATTTCGGCTGCTGCTGCTGTTCCTTTATTCTTCGGTGTCATAACACCACAAGTAATTGTTCCAGCATAGTAATCTTGTGCTGCTCCTTGGGCCTGTGTAGTTGATTGAGTAAAATCTAAACTGACCATCACATATTTTTTCTTCAAACCTGGTTTTGTAAATGGAGTATTATCAAACACTACAGTAACAGTAGGATCAGCGTCTTGAACCTTGTCTAGGATTGCTGTTTCAAATGCTGCTCGTGTGTTTACTAGAGTCATTAGAACATTACATCAATACGGAACAAATACTCTTGCCCACCTTTTAGTGTGCGTATATCTGTTATTTTAGCTCCTCTTGTCGATCCAGAAAATGTAAGAGTTATTTCATCTTGGAGTAGAGGTTGATTGTCACCTATCAAGTCTGGAGTTATGTAGAGTCTCGCAACATTCTCCTGAAACCCAGATTCTTCAGTAGATTGTACAAACTC